GATGCCAGAAGAGATGCTCTTTATTCTGATACAGATCGTAAGATTAAAGAGTTAGAAGATAGGCTTGGAAGCAAACTGCAAAGAGCTTTAGATAACCCATTAGCAAACTAAGGAGACATTATGCCAACTGGAAAAGGATCATACGGTAAGAAAAGAGGTAGACCACCTGTTAAGAAGAGATAGTAATGGATGAAAACTTGAGCAGGATGCAACTTCAATTAGACAAACATACTGGGCAAATATCAAAGCTGTTTAGCAAAATTGATGATACTAATTTGTGTATACAAAAAATAAATAATTCTTTAATGCAAATTAAGTGGGCTATATATGGAGCAGTTGGATGGTATGTAATTGGGCAAATAGGAATTATTGAAGCATTTAAGGTAGCATTATGATAGGATTTTTAACAAATATAGCACCCATAGCATTAGGATTTATTGGCAAGTTGTTTGCTCTTAAAAGTCAAGCAGCAGCAGAGAATCAAAAATTAATGATTCAAAACTTACAAGCTCGTAACGATTCTATTAATCAAGCTAGAGATCGAGCAGATAAAGAAAGCCCAATGGCAGCTATGAACCGAAGAGTCATTATATTAGTAATACTTGCTTTAATTATATTTACACAGGTAGCACCAGTAATCTTTGATGTTCCAACTGTAATACCTACAGTAACAGAAGGTTTTAGTTTCTTTGGTATTCAATTCTCACCTGACATAGTAGAGTATGTGACTATACAAGCAGGCTCGGTATTAAAAATGGATGAAATATTTGGATGGGCAACCATGATTATTGAATTTTACTTTGGCGCTCAACTTGCAAAGGGGAAATAAATGACTTATAGAGAATTAATTAACGAAGTATTAATAAGGTTAAGAGAAGATACAATTCTTACTGATTGGTCTGGCAACATTAACGACAGCACTACGGTAACTGAATACCAAAAAGTAGTTGGTGCTATGATTAATGATTCAAAGCGAACTATAGAAAATTTCCATGACTGGTTAGTGCTTAGAGAAACAGTTAATATTTCTACTGTAAATGGCACTAAAAATTATAATTTATCTTCAGGTCAAGAGTTAAAAATAATAGACTCTATAAACAACGCTACAGGCACGCAATTAACTCAAGTAAGCCGATCATACCTAAACAAACAAAAATACCCAACAGACCCTACTGGTGAGCCTCTGTATTATGGTTTTAATGGTGCAGATAGCTCAAACAATTTAAAAATAGATTTGTCGCCAGTTCCTATTACTGCTGAAACTATTTCGTTTGATATTGTAAAAGTACAAAGTGAATTGACAGCAGCAGCTACAGTTATAAAAGTTCCACAAAAACCTGTGGTTCTTGGAGCATGGGCAAGAGCAATTTCAGAGCGTGGTGAAGATGGCGGAACTCAAACTACTATTGTTGCTGAAGAAGCAATGCAAGCACTTAAACAAGCAATTATGCTCGATAGTGGCAACACACAATACGAAACTCAATGGTATGTTGAATAATGAGTAAGCAATTATCATATCAACCTTTAACTGAAATAGGACTTAACGGTCTTAATACGCAAAGTAATCCTGCGACTTTAGACACATCATTTTTAACGAAAGCTGAGAATGTTGTTATTAGAGAGTCTGGGCGTATTGCATTTAGAAAAGGCTTTAAACAAAAAATTGCTCCTAGTGGCGTTGCAATAGGCTCACTTATAGAACATAACGATCAAGGCACTAACAAGATATTTGCTAGTCATGGCACTTCCATATACACAGTAGATTTTACTGATACCGATGCTGCATTTCCTAGTAGCGGTGCAAATGTAAAAAGAACTGTCGCCAATACAACAGGTGATTGGCAATTTATTAACTTTAATAGAAGATTGCATTGCCTTCATGCCAACACCATACCGCAGCGATATGATGGTGCTGCTGATACTGGAGAGCGTTGGTCACAACATTACAATACGACTGCTATTAACAACTCAAGTAATATAACTAATAGTGCTACTACGATAATTGTCGACAGTACAGTAGGATTTCCACCAGAAGGAAAAATAATTATTGAAAGCGAAGTTCTTTCTTATACAAGTATTACAGCCACAACATTTGTAGGATTAACTAGAGGTGTAGGTTCTTCAAGTGCAGCAACACATAATGATAATGTCGCTGTTGCAACTTTCTCTGATCCTACTACAGTATCTAATGGTGAGTTTAAACCTAGCTGTGGAACTGGTTTTTATGGTCGTCTTTGGGTAGGCGGAGTTGCAGAACAAAAAGATGTTTTATTCTACTCAAATTTATTAGATGGTGATGATTGGGTTGGCGGTGGCTTTATTGATTTAAAGTCTGTATGGGGTACAGATGACATTGTTGCTATAGAACCTTTTTTTGGTAAGTTAGTTATTTTTGGTAAAAACAATATTGCAATTTATGACAGTCCAGCCATTATTGGAAGCATTGCGCTTAATGAAGTTATTCAAGGTATTGGCTGCGTAGCTAGAGACACAGTTCAGCACATTGGTGAAGATTTGGTATTTTTATCAAGCACAGGCTTACGATCTTTAGGTCGTACTACTGAAAAAGATAAACTTCCTTTACAAGATTACTCCGTTAATATTAAAGACACTTTAATTAGAAACATAGGTCAAAACACTAATGTTAAGAGCGTGTATGTTGAAAACGAAGGCATTTATATTTTGTCTTTTCCAAGCTCTAATATTACTTATGTATTTGACTTTAAACATTTCACGCCAAATAACGCTCCACGAATTACAACCTGGACTTTTGATTTAAATAGAGAGCCAGCTAGTTTGGCTTATACCGTTATATATGGTTTATTAGTTGGACAAAAAGATGGCAGTATAGCTACTTACGATGGCTATTATGATGCAGATTTAGCTGCTAACGGAACAACAGTAACTAATGCGCCATACACAAGTAGTATTGCAACAACTTGGGTTAACTTAGGTCAGTCAGTATCAGCTTCTTTATTAAAACGATTGTTTTTAGTTCTTGAAGGTGGCTCTGGTGCAAACTTAGGTTTAAAGTGGTATAAAGATTTTAGTCCTACGCCAAGCAACACAACACAGATTACTTTAAATCCAGTTACAACAGGTAGCACTTCTTTATGGGGCGCTTCTAGTTCTTTATATGGAGCAACTTCAGTTACCCATACTCATGTTGCAGCTACGCATCCTAATTCATCTACATATAAACCTGTATTTGGACTACATGAATACAAAACACCGCTTACAGGTTCGGCTAAAAATCTGAAATTAGAGATAGACATTACATCCAATGGATTTGATGCTTCTTTACAAGACTTAACACTACTTCATAAACAAGGGAAAATACGATGAGTAATTATACTATTGCAGTTTCTTGGTCTGGCAAGGATGCCCTTGCAGATTCAGATGCAAATAAAGTAATATCTGGGGCAGACTTTAATACAGAGTTTTCCGCAGTAAGAACAGCAGTTAATACTAAAGCAGATATTAACGGTAATGCTTCAGAAGCCTTTAGTGCAGTAACAGCAAACGCTGATACTAATACAACGCAGGTAGCTACTACAGCTTTTGTCTATGCAGAAGCAGCAACGAAGCAAGATACTTTAGGTGCTTCTTCTAATGGTTTTGGAACTAGAACAGTAGGCACAGGTAATGCTAGTGGTGGTTCTAATGGTGACATACACCTTAAAGTAGCAAGCTAATGAGCCTAAGTGTAAAAGATGGTGGTGCTTTTAAAGAAGCTATTAAGATAGAAGTTAAAGATGGTGGTGCTTGGAAAGAAGTATTAACAGGAAGCGTTAATGTTAGTGGCACTTGGAAACCTTTTTATACTCGTAAATTTACTTATACAGTTTCAAGTGATGTAAGCAAATTAGATTTAGATACTGTTCTTTCTTCTGATAATAAACTAGGTGATGTTGATGTCATTATTAATGCTAATATTTATGTAACTTCAGACAATACATCTGTACCTGCTTTATTAACTGGCAATGGTGTTGCTGGCATTTTGACTATTATTAATAATGGTTATATTATTGGTGCTGGTGGTGCTGGAGGAAATGGTGGTAGTCCAGCAAACAATGGCTCGG